CAATTGGCAGACAGAAGCCTTATCAGTGATGAGCTTATTCAGCACCTATTTAGTCATGATCCAGAAATGGAGAGGGTGCGAATTAATAGGGAGAGTCGAGAGCGAAATGATGGTAAATTAGTACAGAAGTCAGGACCATTCCATGATCCACAGTTCGGGTTGTCTCTTAAAAAGGTAGCATTGCAGAGTGGGGTCGTAACACCTGGAGAAGTTGGGTTACATCCCGACGCCCCCATTAAAGACATGAGAATGTCCAAAAAGAATAAGGGCGAAAAACCCGCCCTCATTATGCGTCAACCTCCTGGTGGGGCTAAACCCGGTGGAGCTAGTCCTAGTAAATCTCCTAAAAAAGGTGTTCCACAACAAGGTCGTCCAAAAAATGCCAAGGACACTAAAAAGAGAAAAGAAAAACGCTTTGTGCCCAAAACTAAAGCAGAGTCTAAACAGGTCCTAATGGTAAACTCTATATTAGAGATATGGGCACGAGCTTCCCAGGTTGCAATATCAGATGTATTAAACCCTCTTTTGCTGCAACATTTCAATAAAAAGAATATGCGGAGTTTGAGTAAGCAAGAGGTTGTTCTGGCCGAACGTACCAAATTTGGCGTATTATGTAATTTGGAGCCCTGTGGTATTGTTGACAAGCCTACGATCCTAAAAACATTATCGATGGGTATTCCAACTAATATATATGAGACATATACCTCATGGATAGAAGAAATAAGCACAGATTTAAATAGACACTTAACATTAGATGAACTTAAACATGTACAGGCTACTGCGTATGTAGCTTGCAAGGGTGATGAAGTTCAGAGCGATTAATTCAGGAGATTATTATGGCAGAGATTACTACTACCTTTGATACTAAAACCAAGGGGTTAACGGTTGAGATGAACGGGAAGGCTGTTAAAAATGTTACGCGGCTGGAAATTTGGAATTGGGGTGATCAGGCTGGTATTGAAATTCAGACTGTTATTCGGGAAGATGACGAAGATCTTATAAAGATCACCAAGATTGTGGCTAGTGAGAATGGAGATGATATTATTGAGGAATCTACTGGGTCACCTACTGAATCCCTCGATAATATTCTGTCTAAAGATCTTGGAAAGTTACTTTTTCCCCCTAAACGCTAACTTTGGTGTATAAGACATTATGCGTAATATACACAATATACCAGTATACGAAGCTGAAAAATCTGAGGCGGGCCTAGTTGAGAAAATCAACGAGCAAAATTCCATTGCTTATTTTTCCAGGCTGGAACCTGTTACCGCAGATATTCAAAAGGAAATCATTAAAAGTGTCGCTTGCTTGGGGTCAGACAACCCTATTGTTCAAAAGTTGAATAATGCAATTGCCTCTCAAAATGATTCCGATCTTTATTTTACGAAGTCTGTACTTGTTACGACCTCATGGAATAAAAATGATGACGTGTTTGATCCGGTTTATACCTGGGAAGCACGTCATACCCCTTCTCATAAACCTACCAACTTAGAACATGATGAAAAACAGCTAGTTGGACATATGGTGGATTGTTGGGCCGTAGATGCTGATGGTAGTATTATTAGTGATAATAGCTCTATAGACGAGTTGCCAGCTAAATATCATTTGGTTACGGGCTCTGTAATTTATAAAAACTGGGAAGATCAAGACTTGCTAGATAGAACAAACACACTAATTACTGCAATCGAAAGCAATAAAAAGTTTGTTTCTATGGAGGTCTTGTTCACTGATTTTGATTATGCTGTCAGTCAGGCGAATGGTTCTTGGAATGCGAAAGCACGAACGGACGATACGGCTTGGATGACCAAACATTTGAGAGCGTATGGTGGGACTGGACAGTATCAAGCTTATAAAATCGGCAGGTTACTCAAAAATATGACGTTCTGTGGTAAGGGATACGTCGATAAACCTGCTAATCCGGAAAGCGTAATATTTTCAACTAATGATAATATAAGACTTACTAGTGCGTCCGATAAGTCAGAAAGTGCTCTTTTGGAGCCAGATGACCAAAATGGCGTAGAATCATATGATGAAGATACAACTAACGATAATTTTAGTTCTATAGGAGAATTAAATATGGATGAAGCAATTTATAAAGAGCAAGCTACTAAGTTGGAAGCAACCGTAGCAAACCTCAACACTAAATTAGCTGAAGCCAATGACAAGTTAGCTAGGGCAGATGTAGATAAGTATACTGTGCAAATTGAGGAGCTGACCGGTCTGGTTGACACCCAAAAGGCCAGTATCACTGAACTGATTGATAATCTAGCTACATCTAAAGCTGAATTAGTCGAAGCTCTCAAGACTATCGAAACAGAAAAAGAGGCGAAAGCTGCTTTAACTGCTAAGATGGATGAGATCCAAGCTTCTGAAGTTAAGGCTAATCGTGTTTCAACACTAGTGGATGGTAACTTTGATAAAGAGTCTGCTATTGCTAAGGTTGAAATGTTTGCTAATTTGTCAGATGAGCAATTTGGCGTAGTCGCCACCGAACTCATTAGTGCTGTACAGGCTAAAGCAAAGAATGTTGATGGATCTAATGATTCTGATACATCTGATGCAACTGATACCAAAGACGTTGATACTGATGATGCCGAAAAAGATTCGGCTGATGCTGGAGCAACCGAAGACGTATTAGATGGTGCCAAAGCTAGTGATAATACTGGCGATGAAACCGG